CTATCGGAATATGAAAATTCAGCCAGCACATTTCATAAACGAAAACAAGTTGCTTTTTGCTGAAGGCAACGCTATAAAGTATATCTGTAGACACCAGTCAAAAGGAAAAGAGGAAGATGTGAAGAAGGCAATCCATTATTTAGAGATGATATTAGAGAGAGATTATTCGTGAGGAGTACACAGATACCGTTGTTCACTCCTGAAACGGAATGGGTTATGCCTGAAGAATTAAAAGATCTTCGTGGGTATAAAGAGATAGCAATAGACTTAGAGACTAATGATCCACACCTTATGGAGTTAGGATCAGGTAATGTTACCGGAAGAGGGCACATTGCTGGCATTGCGGTGGCCGTAGAGGGCTGGTCAGGGTATTTTCCGATACATCATGAGTCTGGTGGCAATATGGACAAAAAACTGGTCTTATCTTGGCTCCAAGATATTTGTAATCAAGAAGATACTACCTTTATATTTCACAATGCGATGTATGATATTTGCTGGTTGAGATCAGCTGGGGTTATTGTAAAAGGTAAAATAGTTGACACAATGATTGCAGCATCTTTGATAGATGAAAATAGATTATCTTATCAATTAAATTATTTATCAAAACATTATGTAGGGTTTGGTAAAGACGAAAGTGTTTTGAATGCAGCTGCAAAAGAATATGGATTAGATCCTAAAAAAGATTTATGGAGATTACCTGCGTTGTTTGTAGGTCAATATGCTGAACGTGATGCAGAGTCTACACTAAAACTTTGGAAGAAGTTAGAAACAGAATTGTATCAAGAAGAATTATGGGACATATTTAATTTAGAAACTAGATTATTTCCTTGTCTTGTAGACATGAGATTCAAAGGTGTCAGAGTCGATCTTGACAAAGCTGACAAAATTAAAAAATATTTAATAGATAAAGAGAACAAAATCCTTAAAGATATCAAAGACTTAACAGGAATTGATGTAGAAATACATGCAGCTCGAAGTATTGCAAAAGCATTTGATAAATTAAAATTACCGTATGACAGGACAGAGAAAAGTAAAGAGCCGTCTTTTACAAAAAACTTTTTACAAAATCATCCACACGATTTACCAAAAGCAATTGCAGAGGCAAGAGAACTTAACAAAGCTCACAGCACATTTATAGATTCAATAACTAAACATGCAGTTGATGGTAGAATACATGCAGATATAAATCAAATACGATCAGATGCAGGCGGAACGGTGACCGGTAGGTTTAGTATGTCAAATCCTAATCTACAACAGATTCCAGCAAGACATCCAGAGTTGGGTCCTTTGATTAGATCTATATTTATTCCAGAAGAAAAACATACCTGGGGGTCATTTGACTATTCACAACAAGAACCTAGAATTTTAGTACACTATGCAAAGTTACAAAACTTATCTGGTGTTGATGAAATTGTAGATGCATACAATGCAGGAGACGCAGACTTCCACCAAGTTGTTGCTGACATGGCAGGTATAGAACGTAAACAAGCCAAAACAATTAATTTAGGTTTGATGTATGGCATGGGTAAAAATAAATTAATGGCAGAACTAGGATTGATGAAAGATTCTGCAGAAAAACTAATTAGACAATATCATAACAAAGCTCCATTTGTAAAACAACTGATGGACAATGTATCTAGAAAAGCAAATGATCGTGGTAAGATTAGAACTTTACTTGGTCGGGCCTGTCATTTTGATTTATGGCAGCCAGTACAATTTGGAGTCTTCAAACCATTACCATTAGAACAAGCAAGAAAAGAATATGATGAACCATTAAAACGTGCATTTACCTACAAAGCACTTAATAAATTAATACAAGGAAGCGCAGCAGATATGACAAAAAAATCTATGGTTGCTCTCTATGAAAATGGTATAATACCTCACATTCAGATTCATGATGAAGTAGATATTTCTGTTGAATCTAATGAAAAAGCAGAAGAAATAATTGAAATTATGGAATCTGCAGTTGAATTAAAAGTACCAAATAAGGTTGATTATGAACAAGGAAAAAATTGGGGCGATATTAAGTAAGATAAATACTTGGTCCCTACTATATAGACAAGAAATAGTTTTGGGTGGTACTACATTTCTAATAGGATTTGTTATTGGCGCATGGCTTATCTAAACGCAAACACACCGACTATTTATGCACAGGTAAGGAGGGAATATCTTTATGATCTTAAAAAACATCATGGCGAAGTTGAAGACTGTATTATCTTTGGTCTTACAAGCATGGGGGGCCGTGCTATATTATTTCACGCTCTTATGGGTAACGGTGCAATATTTTATCGCTTACCAATTAGCGCGTTTATTCAAAAGGGATTTGACCCATCCAGAGTGCCCACAAGACGACTTGATGAATTGGAGCTTTGGAATTGTTTTTCTTATTATCCTACTGTCACTCATTGGGCTATACTAAGCGCAGCTTCAGGTTATTACTTTGGTAAAGATAAAAAGAAACATTATGGATCTTATTTATTTACAGTTGACTGGGGACACCCAGATGCTAATATACTAGACACTGACCATTCAGAGATCCCGCACGAACACAAGTGCGCTCACATAATTGCATTAGACGACGGCAATTTTGCAGCACAACCTAACAACAGATGTATATGGGATTTACCTTCATTCACTGTCAAAGATAATGTGCCTGATTGGAAAGTACAGACTAACGAATGGAACGTAGAAGATTCAGGTAAGTGGAGAACCGCCGATACTGATGACTTCTTTTACGAGATCGAGGAGCAAAAAGATGATTGATAAAATTAAAAATTCAGCAATGCATTACTGGCATGAGCATAAAGTAGTGTCTATTGTGGTGGCTGTTGTAATTATCGCAGCATTGGTATTGTAGGTTTTATGACGGGAGATTGTAATGAACTACAAATTCACCGCAATTCTCATCATTTTATTCTGTT